TTATCACATTAGACTTATGCCTACGGAACGTTGCTGTTCCGCTACGCGTCACGCCGTGCGCACGCGCGTCTCGCACCCGGAGGTGCGGTGGACTGGGCCATATGTGTGTTGCACAGAAGTGTGCGCTACGCTCGCTATTGCGGTTTATCGGGTGACGTCCCGCCGCCGTTGGAGCTTGTCCGTCTGTTCGCTGGTCTCGCTCGGTCTAGATCCCGTGCGATCAGCGCCATTGCTCGCCGCTGGAGGGCGTGCTGTTGTCGCACGTAGACGCGTCGTGCTGTGATGGCGGTGTGCCTGTCGAGTTGGCGTGCCGCCAAATCGCGTATCCGTGCATTCTCACGTTCCTCATGAGCGGCTATTGCCGTGCGTATACGCGCAACTCGTAACTCTCCGGGTCGGAATACGGGTGCGGTGCGAGCCGCAACGGAACCCCCGGCTACGGGGGCCCTGCTCGCAACGAGTCGTATCCTTTCACGCTTACGAAACAAGATGAACGGGTGTGTTTTCCCGAGTTTCTTGCTCATATCTTCAATGCGGTGACTCCTATTCACATGAATAGTTGCAGAGTCATAGATCTGATCGTCCCCAGTCGTTGGGATGTATGTGCTGATCGCGCAAATGAATGTAGTTCCCCCACGCCCAAAACGGTTAGTGGAATCGCGTACCATCACAATACGCGCACGCGCTGGGGAACCAGGCATGAGATCTGAGAGTGTAATGGTGACCTCCGTTATGCGTTCACGTCCCAGATGTGTGCGCTTCCGTGAAGCGACAATACTGGCGTTAACAACAGTCAGGTGCCAATCCATTTTGGCCTTTCCGAGCATCATACGAATGATCGGGGCCCACAGGTTGTCATCAGCATGATCGAACGGTCTGTAAACAAGTTGTCGGTGATGCTGGTGTAGTTCCTGTTGTGCTAGTGGCATATTGCTCACAGGAACTGGTGTTATGTAGTGGTAGAAGTGTTCAGGACTTCCACCCATTCGGGATGAAACGCTATACATTGTCGTGTCTTGTCGCGGCAGCTCGCCGGCGGGTGATAACCAGATCAGATTAATACGTACGGAGATACTGCATTGCTGGCCAAAAAGCCAGGTACATATAATCCTGAAAATCGTCGGTCATCGTGGCCCCACCTGCAAATCGCAGCAAGAACGAATCAAACCAAGACGGGTGATAGTCGTCTTTGTTGATCAATGCATTTTTGTTTTTCTCCCATTCTTCTTCGGAAAATTCCGACACGTCGCGTGCCACAAATTTCCGCGAGATCTCGTTATCGCAAACCGGTGGTGTCCCGAAACTCCACTTCGTAAGTGAGAATTCCGCGACCCACGCGTCGAAACTCGCGATGGATAGGCCATAACGTGCTGCGAGATCGTAGCGCCCGTCCATAGTGAGTCTGTACCCTTGCTCTGCGTAGTCACGCTGGGAATAGTAGTGGTCGTCGGCCCTGATATTGGGTGACAGTTCCCCCACGATCCGCTGTGCGTTTTTCGCAATGGTCGTGTACATTGTGGCGATGGGCTCAAGATATGCCAGATTGAGTGCCATGCCCGTGCTCTTGTGATACACTGAACTGAAGAATTCCCGGAGCGATGATAATTTGCGCGATTCGCATGGCGATATCCCCAGGATACGCCCAATCATCGGGTAGAAAACCAACTGGTTTTGCTCACCGGGTATTTCGGTCCAAAGTGCATACTTTGAGTTGTAGTCAATGTCAGCGATGTTCGCGCTGTTCTCACCCGTATAGCCGAAGCCAAGGGGAGCGAGGATTGACGCCTCGGGTTTACCATCGGGCACGTACTCCAGGAAAAGACTCTTGAACTTTTCCGGTAAAGCGATGAACAAGTCATCACCCGCACCCATCGCGAACATTGGCACTTCGATGCCAACGCGGTCACTTAGCTTCTTCCGGAGAAACCGGACGATTATCTCGACGACCGTTGTGTTCCCGCACGTAGTGTCGGGGTCGCCGCTTGCGCGTGTCGCAGTGAAATACGCCTTCGCATAACTGTCTGTGTCGCGCCATGACCGGAACTTTGCCTTCCACCGACCGGCATTTCGGCCGTGGTAAGCTTTTAAGTTCGCCGCGTGGTTGGGCATCTGAAACGCATTCGTTTCCCCCAACATTTCGAATATGTACGGTGACTGGCACGAGTCGAACTTCTTGAAGTCCAGACAGAAATAGTGCACGTCTCCGTCAATGTTGAGTGTTCCCATGTCCTGTATGAGCCGATCGATGCCAATCGTTGCCATCTTGCCCATCTCAACACATGATGTCCCGGAACTCCACTGAAACCACGAGTACGGCCTGTCTTTCTTCATCACATTGTAAATTGCGTTGAAGATCGGCCCGTACATTGCGACGATCTCGTGGTGTGGTGCGGTTATCGCACGTGGTGGCTTGTCAACTTTGGGCTCAAGCGCGATCTTGACGTGCCCAGCTTTCAAGCGCAGCTCCAGGTTGTAATCATCCATTACATCGTATTCCTTACGTAACGCCCGGAACCGCTCCTTCTTTTCAGGAGTCCACTGGTCGCGCGTGCCAACGTAGTATTCCCAGCCAACTTCATCGGCTGTCGGAAACACTCCATTCCCCGGCACAAGGTGCGACCTCCAGAACTCCACGAACTCGTCTACCGCATCCTGCTGGCATTCGAATTCGGGTTTCTTGCCCTGACGGCCGGCCCAAGACCAGATCATATTCATCACTGTGTTCTCCGCTAGTGACACGATTACTGGTATGGAGACCGTGACTCGATACAATGCGCGCGCGTATGTTCTGCTAATTCCCTCTTCGATAGCTGTTATACCACACCCCGCTCGCATCTTCATGTCAAGGATCTCTTTCTTGGACCGCCCGATTATTGTGCTGAAGCCCACGACGTCTGGCAGCTGCCAGCGAACACCGTAGAACTCGGCAATACGTTTACTGCCGAATGGAATATTGACGATGGCGTCTTCACGACCCGATCGCACCATCCATTTCGCATACACGTTCCATACAGGCGCGTACAGAAACATGCCCAAGATGCATTGTGTTGACCCCAAGGCAACGAACACCATTATGCTACGCAAAAATGTGTGCTCTTCGCCCCAGATTAAGTAACACAGTGGCAACAGCAACGGAAAAGCAGTGAACACGGCAACGATCTGCCATATCACCTTCCAGTGCTTGCACTTGTTCCTCAAAAATTGTTGGCGCTGCGCTATACTCGTCTTGCGTTGTGAGCGCGCCGCCAACTCGTCAATCCACTCACGTCGCGGCAACTTCTCAATCGCGGCTCCGTGTTTGACAGACCAGATCTGGGCCATGTCAATGGCCATCCGGCTTATCCACCAATCATTCTTAATTCCGGCTCGGCGCAATTGCGAGGATATTATCTTGGGATAATCCTGCGGCACTCCTTGCCCTTCAGAAAGCTTGATGCTCTGCACAAGTGCATTCGTAAATGCTTTGTGTAGATGTGGGGGTACCATGTCTTCATAATACACGCAATCATGTTTGCCACGATGCGCGTACATACACAGCCCGGACTCCTTGTGGGTACCAACATGGACGTAATGCGAGTGCGGCCCGTCGATAATCGACCTATGGAACCTCCACCCGCTCACCATGTGAACCCACCCCCCTTCGTCCATGTGCATCGATCCCGCACATAATTTATGCATCTGGTGTATATTCTCAAAAAGCACAAGCGCGTCATTGCCCATAAATGTCTCGGCGACATGAGCACCACTTATCCTCTCGAAATACATCAGTGCACGCATGCGCGGCGATGCTGTCATTCCGTCCGTCGAGGCTGGCCCAGCTTTACTACCTGGTATCGCTGCATGGCCTGCCCCGCCTCCTACCGGTACTGCCGCCGGTGGTGTCCCCGCTCTGCCAATGGGTTTGCCTCCCCCACCGGCCCCCGCGCCTCCACCGTCCGTGGGATATCCTCCACCACGCACTCCTGCAGAACTCGCAGTCCCGCTACTGTACCCGCCCCCCCCCGTGCTGTGACGCCTCTTTCTCTTCGCGCGATTGTCCGCGTGTCTCTCGGCCTTGTCCTTCCGCTTCTTCTTGTCACGTCTCGAGGGTTTGCTCTCACGTCTCGGCGGATGGGTGCCACGTAGGCCACTCCCATCGCTCGCCTTCCGCTGGCGCATTCCGTTGTGTGCACCCTTGGATGCTCCACTACGTCTGCCCGACGGCCCCACCGGTTTCGTGTTCCCGGGCCCCGCGTTCGAATCGGCACGCACGTAGCGCCTGCCATTCCCGCCGCGGGGAGCGTACCCCCCATTATTCCTCATGGGGTCTCTCCCATCCACTGAACTGACCGCGCCGCTACCGCCGGATGAGCCCTTGTGGGGCCCTGGCGGAGGGTTGCTCGGAGGCTCTACAGGTGCGCTGGGTTTCGAGGGGGACTCGTACCTGCAGCACAACTGAGGTTGCTTCTCCTCGCTGTCACTTGGTTCGTAGAACCTGTGCCTCAGTTTCAATTGGCGAAACTGATTCAGCGTGGTCGTTTGTCGCTCAACGACTGGCTCTTCAGCTGTTGAGACTGCGTTCAAATTGTCGAGCTCTACATAAGCTGTTCGTTTGTTCCGCAACTGGTGGGCTGGACCGTTTATCGATGGTCCCGCGCTCCATTTCATGGAGCGGTGCCTGGAATTGGATTCTGGTAGCAAGACGTATTCGCCACCTCCTAATTCCGCGAGTGTCTTCGCACTCAAAGCGTCGTTTTCTGTACATTGTTCCTCGGAAGTACGTCCGCCGATTTTCTTAAAAATATTTCTCATGGTTATAGTTTATTTTACATCGTACGCCTAAGATGGCCCTACCAAAGCTCAAAATGTTCCCGGTGCAAAGAAAGATGCGCAATCCGGTGGTTGTTCTCCACGATAATCTTCGGGACTTACTGCGTGTAGAGCAGTCGTCGTGACCAAAGACACTAGGAGAATAACACACCACCTAATTAAATTCGTTTGGCGCATCAACCAAACACCTAAACCAATGAACCTATGCTGGAAAGGAGCACCCTCAGCATGGAATCTGTTTCGAATTAACTTCGTTTTACCGGGGTGACATGAACGCAAGTTACTTTATGCGCCCGCGGATACCCCATTCTACCGCAGTGGTTCTGACACTAACAAAAACCGCTATCTGGATTGCACCTAAGACTAACGAAAAAACAACCCCTTCTTGTGCCTGAATTCTTTAGTACGT